ACACCGTAAAGGTGGACGGTGAGGAACAAGAGGTCAGTCTTGAAGAACTTCGGGACGGATACCAAAGACAGTCGGATTACACACGTAAGACGCAGGAATTGGCTTCCGAACGTAGACGGTTACAGCAAGCAGAGGCGATTGTGTCTTCTTTGGAGTCAGATCCAGAGGGAACCTTATCGGCTTTAGGTGATGCTTTTGGTGTTCAACCAACACCGCAGGTTCAGCCTCAACGGAAAGATGAATATGATTACAATGATTATTCTGATCCAGTTGAACCTGATGTGAGTGAACAGCGAATAAGTCAGTTAGAGGCTCGTCTTGAGCAGCAGGATCGTTTGCAAAAAAGACAACAAATAGAAAAGCAAGTAGAAGGACTTAGGGACACTTACGGGGATTTTGACGCTCAGGAACTTTACCAACATGCTTTACGCAACAAAATCGGAAATTTAGAAGCAGCATTAACGCACATGCGTTACGGCGATCTATCCGACAAAGCAAGCAAATTGGAAAAAGAGCAGGAGCGTGTAGATGCTAAACGTGATGCTTCTGTTGTGGAACCAAAAGGTTCCAAACAAACAGGGTCATCGCAAAAAGCCGTAGAACAACCTAATTCTATTCGTCAAGCATTTGCGGATGCGAAACGGGAACTTGCTTCATAGACAATAGTGAGGTAAAAACTTATGGCGGCAGGAAACGCTAACTTTGACGAGATTCTGTCAACCACACTGAAAAACTATATCCCTAAACTGACTGACAACATTTTCACGGCTAGACCACTGTTCTACGCTTTGACAAATGGTCAGACAATTAGGCGTGTTTCAGGTGGTGCAAATATCGTCGTTCCAATTATTTATGGAACAAACTCGACTGCTGGTTCTTACGCAGGCACTGACACTATCGACACGACTGCTCAAACAGGCATAAGCGCTGCTGAGTATTCTTGGAGACAGTACGCTGCTACCGTAACAATCAACGGTATTGAAGAAGCCAAAAACAATGGCGAAGCACAAATCATTGACCTTCTTGAAGGAAAAATTTTCCAAACTCAAGAAACTATTATTGAAAACATGAACACCATGTTCTTCGGTAACAGCACAGGCAATGGTGGTAAAGACTGGATGGGTCTAGCGGCTCTAGTAGGTCTTGGTAATGATGATGGGTCAGCCGCTCTTGCGGGTATTGACGCTACCGATGGAGACAACTCGTGGTGGAGATCACAAGTTGCCAACATAGCAGGTGCGCTTACTCAAGGAAACATGGCTACAACCTATAATAATTGTTCAGTTGGTAATGACCAGCCAACAATTATAATCACAGGACAGGAAGAATACGAAGCGTATGAAGCCCTTCTTGAAGGACAGATCAGGTACACCGACACCGACATGGCTGACGGTGGGTTCCAGAATCTTCTCTTCAAGGGATGTCCAGTAACATTTGACGGTACTCTTGCTGGTGAAGGCAAAATGTATATGCTTAACACCAAGTACCTTCAGTTAGTAGCCCACAGCGACGTATGGTTCAAACCAACCCCGTTTGTGCGCCCAACTAACATAGATGCGGTTTACTCACAGTTACTTTGCTACGGCAACTTGACAGTAAGCAACCGCGCCCGTCAAGGATACATGTACGGTATTGCTTAATACCTGCATAATTTGACGGCATAGGGGTAGTTTTCATAGGAGTAAACATGGCTAAATATGAACAGTATACGTACAAGAAAGGGGCTAGACCTTACGGGGAACCGTCGGCTGGCACCAATTTCAGAGATGCGTCACCACGACCACAAACGGTTGGACCATCACGTAAAATTCATCGTGTAGCAGATACGTCTGTTAAGCCTGTTGCTCCTGTGAAGACACCTACTAAGAAGGTAACTGAATCTAAAACCGAGTAGGGGTTTGTTTTGCAACTAAGTGAAATGCGCGACTATGTGAGAAACATAGTTGACATAACCAGTAATGATATTGCTGATACCACGATGAACACGTTTATTCGTGAGGGGTATGACATTGTTGTTTATTCTGAGAAGCGTTGGCCATTTTATGAAGTGTCTTTAACTTTTCCAACGGTTGGCGGTCAGTCGGATTATTCGATGGCTGACATTGCCGCTAATCTTAGTATTATTCACGATGGTGTGACATTTTCTGGTGGTTCAGCACCTAAGAATGTTGGTATACGTGAAGTTGCTGCTTTAAGAACAGATAACCGTGTTCTTGCATACATTGGTCGTGATGCTGGGGATATTTTATATCCTCTTGAAACTGATGGTATGGGTAACCCTTGGTATTTTTCTTTGTGGGCTTCTGAGAACACGAGTGCTGCGGCGGGTATCAGTAATCAGGTAATAAGAATTTATCCGACTCCTAATGGTGTTCAAACTATCAATGTTCGTGCTTACCGTAACCCTATTGAGTTTGGTGGCAACACGGTTGTTAGCCGTTCTGCTATAGCAAACAATGACACTCCTGATTTGCCTATTCCTTTCGACAACGTTTTAGCGTTGTACGCTATTTACAGGGCTTATCAACAGCAAGAAGATGCTGCGATGGGGCAACAGTATTATTCACAGTTTATTCAAGAGTTAGATAATCTTCGTGCAAGATTTGAAGATTCTCCCGCTCCTCAACCATTACTATTAAACAGTGTTCGCACTTCTCAATGGTTGGGTTCCAATTTTCTCCCTTACCGTTTTCGGTATTCGTGGGAATATTAAAGAATGGTTTTACAAGCAACACCAACTACAGGTGCTGGTCCTGACGCTTTCCGTTACGACGAAAAATCTGATTTTAAAGGCGGTTTAAACCTTAGGGCAGATCAGTTTAATTTAGCGGGAAATGAATCACCTGCTTTGTTAAATATTTCTGTTGACCCTAGAGGTGGTGTTCGTCGCCGTAACGGGGTTAAACGCATTAACACTAATGCTCCTGCTACTGATGATCAGATTATAAAGTTGATGACTCATTATGAGTCTGGTGACAATAATCTTATTGCTGCTACTAAGGCTGCTTCTGGTACTGGGCTTATTTCTTTATATTACATGGCTTATGACGGGTCGGATATAAACTTTTCAGGTCCTTTAGAATTATCGAGTGTTGTTTATGGTTTTAAAGATCAGGTTCCTTCTTCTGCGACGTTTAATGGTAAAACATATTTTTCTAATGGTGACTATGTTTACAATATTACTACTGGTGCTATTGAACCAAATTCTGCTTTTAGTTGGACAGGTGGAACAGATGACACAGCAGGTTACACGCAGGCTTTTGATGGCACTTCAAGTCATTTCCCGATGGCACGTTACATTTCTACGTGGCAAGACAGAATGTTCGCAGCCTACATTAATGAAGCAAGCGGCAGTAACCGTATCAGATGGTCAAGCGCAGGCGACCCAACAACATGGGCGGCAGCAGATTACATTGATGTGGACACAGGTGAAGATGGCGATTTTATAACCGCCATTATCCCAGATGGAACCAGACTCCTAATATTTAAACAAAACTCTGTGTATCAATTAACAGGTTTTGGTAGCGAAACGTTTCAGTTGAGAAACATTACTAGAACAGTTGGTAACAGAGATGGCTGTCAGCCTGTCGCTGGAACAATGGGTGTCTTTTTCTGGTATGGCGAAGAAGGTATCTATGTTTTAAATCAACAAAATTTGGCTTGGGCTTTTGAACGTATACACCCAGCGATGACTTATGATGTCGGACAACCTGCTTTAACTTTAACTAATGCTCCTTCTTTAATGTGGTTTCAGGACAAACTTTGGGTGTCAGTCGACTATCAGTCGGATGACAACCTGTCAGGATCTATGCAAGAATCAAGACGGAACACTTTCATGTGGGACCCTAGTCTTGGTGATACTGGTGCTTGGGTGAGAACAGATATTAATGCCCGTCAACTTTTAGCGTATCGCCCTAGCGGGGCGACACATCACGGGATTGGTGTGACATCCGATATAAGTGGTGCTGCATCTTTCACACGGGTTTCTCGTATAAACGTTGAAACAGAAGATGCTGACACTTATGTGAGTACTGTCAGAGAAATAGAGTCTTATTATCAAACAGGCTGGTTTATAGGTAATCGTCCTACTTTTATTAAACGTTGGGGTAAAACCCGTACTGTCGTTTTGGCTGATAATAATACAACTATCAACATGTACATCTATAAAGATTACGATTTGAGCGGCTGGGTAGCGGCTTATTCCAAGAGTATTGTCGGTTTAGGTTCCCCTGCTGTGTGGGATTCAGGCGTTTGGGATGATTCCGAATGGGCTGCTGAAGGCACTCAAGACAGGTATTTGTTCGCTCGGTGGCCGACGGTTGGGACAGCGCAGGCTATTAGTTTGAGGTTTAGTGTTACTCCATCACCTTCCGCTCGCGGAAAATGGGGGATCACGTCGGTTATAGGAATGTATAGGACTAGGAGATTGCGTTAATGGCGGCTTTATCGGTCACAAATTCGTTTGTTGCAGGAACATCTATTGTTGCTTCTCAGATGAACGCTAATTTTTCTGATGTGGTCAATTGGGCTACTGGTGGTCCTACTATTTCTACTTCTGGGCAAACAACGACTGTTAATGGTCGTTTGGATGTAGCAGAAATGATTTATTCTGAAAATGTTTTATATTTCAATGGTAATGCTTTAACGAAACAAAGAATTGTTTTTGAAGGCGCTAGTGCTGATGCCCATGAAACGTACATAGGAATTTTAGAACCTACTAGTACGAATGATATAAATTTTCCAGATAAAGACGGCACTGTTGCAATGCTTTCAGACATTGCTGGTACCGAATGGAATAATGCGGACAACATTTTAGTTAATTCAGTTTTTAGTTAAATAAAGGAAAGGTAATATGGCGACATATTCAAAAGTACAACTGACTGGTAGTACAGATGGTACAGGTGTAGAACTTGCTGTTGACAGCGGTGCATACACCACAATACATACTACGACTACTACAGCCACAACACTTGATGAAATTTGGCTTTATGCTTCCAACACTGATACAACGGATCGTAAGATCACAATTCAGTTTGGTGGAACAGATGATCCAGATGATCTCATTGAATATACAGTCACCGCAGAAAGCGGACTTCAGTTGATAATCCCAGGATTAGCGCTGTCTGGTAA